AACCTGATTATTGCGGGCAGCTGGGGGTCTTGCCAGCTCGAATTGGGCGAACAAGACGCAGCGAACATTCCAGAAGCTGAAGAAGCGCCTGCCGAAGAACCCGCTAAAGACCCGAGCCAAGCCGAGCCCGAAAGTTTAGAAGAAGACGTTTGATCTGGCCCTTGGGGCAGACTCTTTCCTGCAGGAGTTTTGCTGTGTGTCCCTCCGCATAGCCGCCCCTTGGGCTCTTCTTCAGGTTAAGTTTAAGGGGCACATCCGATAGGAGGGAAATGTGTTTTCGAAAACAATAATTATAGGGAACCTGGGAGCAGACCCAGAACCGCGCGTGACGCAGACAGGCACGCAAGTCACGAAACTTCGTGTGGCAGTAAAGGCTGAACGCAAGGGCGAAGAAACCGAATGGTGGACCTGCACGTGCTTTGGGCAAAGCGCTGAATACGCGGCAAAATATCTGACGAAGGGCCAGCAGGTCTTGGTCGAAGGTCGAACGAAGATCAACAAATGGCAGGATAAAAAGACGGGACAAGAACGCATGGCCATTGAGCTCATCGCGAGATCCGTCAAAGGTGGCACCAGACCAGTCGCAGAACCGTCTTCATTTCAGCCAACTCATGAAGATCGAATTGTGCGAATGCCATATTCGGACGAAGAAGAAGTGCCTTTCTAAGTCTGAAAATCGCGCTCGGCTGCGCTCGGCGCCGCTCGGCTTAGGAGCCCACTGGGAGTCTGGTCCTGGTGGGCTTCACTGTATGGATTCAAAAAGCGGTGCCTGTTTCCAGCCAGAATTCGAACGCCTGCGCAGCGCTTCTTCCATTGAGCCAGTGCCTGGAAATAGGTCTTCGAGCGTGTCGCCTTCTTGATATCCAAGCACATCCAGAATCCAATCGCAGAAGGCTGGCGGTTTCGCCCCAGGCAGCCCCTTCTTCATTGTGATGTTTGCACTTACCCAGTCCTTCACGTGGGGCTCTTCAAGCCCGCGCTTTCTAATGCCGTGAAAAATGACGGGCTCCCATGCGAAGACGGGATTGATTCCCTTCTTGAAAACCGCGAAAGGTTTCACCCATGCGGCGATTCGCACGTCTTCAGGGCACAACGGCAGAATCTGTTTCAGCGAAGGGGCGCTGAGTGACATCGCCCAGCCATCGAATTTCACGAGCTCGTGAATGAGCTCTTCGTGCGTTTCGATTTTATTCCAGCTCAGAGCCTCAGAATGGTGCTTCGAATAATAGGAGCCACGCCCCAGGTAAGGGGGATCTGCATAAGCGAAGCGCATTATTTCAGATTCCTTTTCGCGAGCTCGCGATCACGCACTTCGAAGAGGTCCACCAGCGGGCCTCGCATTTTGTCAGCCAGCTTTTGATATTTGCGGCACAATTGCCATGCTTCTTCGTAATCCCGCGTGGCTAACTCAGCGGCTATCTTTTGAAATGCTCCCATGATCTCAGGGAGTTGGTTCAGAACCTGGCCTTCCCAGTCAGGTCGAATCGTTCTGTCTGCCATTTCTACTCCAGAAAATGAGGCCGGGGCAAACGCCCGAGCCTGAAAGAAAGAAGGGGCGACACCGTAAACCCGCAAAAGCCGATGCCGCCCCAAGAGATCAGATAGAATCAGCGGGCAATGTCAGAAAGACTAAGCAAGTGATCAGATACCAGACCACGATCCCAAAGACTGCCCATGCGAATGCCTTCATCATTTGCTCCTGACTGAAAGAAAGGGATTTCGGATAGTGCGTGCGCCTTTGCATTTGATGCCCGCCTTAAGGTCTTTCAGCAGCTTGGATTTGTCGATCGTTACTGTGACAGTTTCCTTCCTATATTTGAGGCCCACTGTGTCTGGGTTAGTGATCTCAACCTTTTCGGCCCCCTTCGAGATATAGGCTGTGCCCCATGAACCACGCGCTTTTGGCTCTTTTCCTAAGTCTTCGCGTGTCTGAAGAAGACGCATCCAAGTGCCATTCACCCAGTCCAGCTTGTCTTGAGCGCGACCCTTCTGATGGCGAAAGATCTCGATTGTTTCCGCGCAGTCTTGAATCCTATCTTTGGCCTTGCGGCGCATCCACCAGAGCAAAGCATCGGCGTCATCCATTTGACTGATGACAGCCAGAAGTTCTGTTTCGCTTTCGGGCGTCACTTCGCCTTCTTCGAATTCGATCTTTGATAGCAGCTCGACAGCCCGCTGTTCGATTTGGAAAAGATTCACTTTCTTGTTTTCAGCCATTTTGTCCCTCTTGGCGATTGTGTAGAATTGGTTTGATTTGAATTCATTCAGTCGATGGTAAAACCAGGCGATTTGCTCGACTGAAGCGAAAGGGCCTGGGTGCGTCATTTCGCGCTCCTGGTTTCGAAAAAGCCTTTCAATTCAGGATTCCGCATCATTAGGAATCGAGCATAAAAAGGCGTGAAATTGTTATTTAGCTTGAACACCTTCCCGTCTGTTTTCAGCCTGATGTCATAGCGGATAATTTCCCAGAATCCTTTGATGCTCCAATGATTGATGCCGTTTCGTTTGGCCTCTTCGCACCGCGCTAAAAGTGCCTGATAGACTTCGACATTGTTGCAGTGAAAAATGATCCCTTCTCGCCAACTTTGCAGGTCCATGTCTTCTGGACAGGGCCAATGCGGTTCGTAGGCTGCCGCTGCGATTTGTCCGAAATAATCCATACCGTTGTTCATTCCCAGCCTCCTGCGACTTCGGAAAGCATCGCCTTCACAAGTTCTGTCCGTTCTTCGCGCTCCATTTCTGAAGGGCGCTTGAATCCCATTTCTTCGGCTATCAGGCAGATCGCGTCAAACTTAGATTCGCCTTCCTGCTCGACCACGTGTGGCCCCAGCTTCTCAATGAAGCCGTGATAGTCTTCCTTCCATTCGCGCTGAATCCTTTCCTTCTTGGATTCTTTAGCTGCAGGCTTCGCCTTCGCCTTCGCCTTCGCCTTCGGTTTTTCCGGCTCGGGCGTGCTCGGCCGATCGGCCCGAGCGGGCTTTTCTTCTTCTTGGTTCAATTCATCGCGCAGTGGGTCATCCAACTCTTCGCCTTTTTCGACAACAGGCAGAAGCAGAATGTCGCGCAGAAGATATCCAAGCGATGCCGTATGAGCAGCTGCGGTGGCCTTGTCTAATGGTCGCCCTTTCTCAATTACGATGGGCCATTCCACTTCGACTTCTTCCCAGCCACCATCTTTCATGATGAGCTTCACACGCCTTCGAAGCCAAGGCTTGCCAGCCAGCTCAAAGACCGTGCAGGATACCGGGACGAACCCGATTCCGTTCGCAGCCAAAAGCCTGCCCGTCATGATTTTCTGTTCTGCACTCGCATAATTGTATCTGTGAAAGTCGTTTCTGTTGGCCTTCCCAAGTTGTTTAGCTGCGAGCTGCGATTCGATAAGGCATTTCCCTCCGTCTTCAAATCCCTCCTGCATCATTCACCTTCCGTCATGTTTGAGTATCGTTCACGCAGGATGGGAAGCCCTTCCCGCACCGCCATCCGAATGATCGCGGATTCTGAAAATGTTTCACCTGTCTTCTCTTTCATGAGAAGAGCCACTTCTTTGCAGCCTTCGGTGTCGATCCGAATTGATCGCGGTCGAATGCTTTCTTCCTTGTTGCTCATTTAGACCTCCTGGTCTGGGTTAAATCTTCCAGCTGTTCGTTCGCAGTCTTCGCAGACGGCCGGGGCAAAGCTGACCTTGCGCGGGCACTTGCAGAAATACTCTGCTGGTGGCGAATCCCCATAGCCATACCACCTTGGAATTCTAACGAGCTCGTATGGATCACCGAGCTCGACAAAGAAGCAGACTATCGAACCCCAGTTTCGTTTTCTCAGCTCTTTTTCTGCCTCTTCAGCACCTTCGGGGCCAATGAACAATTGTGTGCTGGGGTCTTCGATCTTGTCGCCTGGGTCTTCCACGACCGCGTAAAAGAGCTGTTTCATCTTCCCTCCGATGTAGCTGTGAACAGATTAGCGGAATGGTTCGAAGAAATCCAGAAGATATCTTCAGGCATTTCGAATCCGATTCTGCTGGTATTCTGGCGGTGACAACGGTAGTGTGTATGTATACAAAGGAGCAAACAATGGCTAACGAATCCAGAAACAAGAGATACGCAGCATGGCAAAAAGCCGAAGACAAAGCGGAACGCGCCAAGAAGCGCTGGAAGCGATTTGGCCGAAACTGCGAAGTCTCAAAGAAAGAATTCCACGCAGCTCGCGAAGAAGCTGTCGCAGCCTATCGCGAATACAAACGAAACAAATAGGAGCCAAACATGATCACCGAAACTCAGAAGCCTTATGTCTCGCAAGACCGAAACGGCATCTGGCACGTTTTCAACAGCAAAGGACAAATCGAAGAATCCTTCTTCAGTATGGACCGCGCACGCGAATACCTTCACTGCGCTTGGAACGCACTGATTGACTGCTAAACGCAGCCTTTTCACCAATAGGAGCAGAAAATGAACCAGATTCAATTACAAGCCAAGATGGATCTTCTGACGATATCGGCTGCGCTTGAAGGCGCACAGGTCACGTCCATTCGATTTCAAACAGACGAAGAAGCAGAAGAAGTCGGATGGCACGCACGCCCTGTCGTCATCGTCTTCAATAACGGCATTGAAGTTTGGGCGACACGTGACCCCGAAGGAAACGGACCAGGCTGCATTGAAGTGAAACACCCTAAGTCTGGTTTCTTGCTCGGCGCACCAGTGCCTCGAAACCTCTAAACACACAAGCATTCCGATAGGAGGGAAAATGCTTATCAAACTCGAAATTCTGATTCAGCGCGAATCGGTCCAACACCTCATTCTCGAAGATTCGGGCCTGCACAAAGCGGCCGAAAGCGAATTGGAAATGTTCACATGGGGCGACTGGAAAACGACAGACCCAGGGCTGGATTTGCAGCTGAAGAACATTCTGACCTTATCGGAATTGAGGAAATCGCTGAAAGACGCGATTGAATTGCTTGAAGCAGACAAACGCCCAGTGGCCTCTTGGCCCTGCGAAGAATGCAAGGTCCCAGTCCCAGAAGACGAGTATCTGGGCAAAGACAACCGGGACGGCACCAGCGAATATTTATGTGAAGCCTGTTATGTGATGAGGCGTGAAAAAGCAGTTAGAGCAGATTAGGAAGAAAGAGAAAGAATGGCGCTGCGTCATTCCGTTGGAACCGATTGGTAAAGGCAGACCCCGCGTGGCAATGCGCGGTGGATTCCCAAAAGCCTATACACCACCAAAGACGGCCCAATGGGAGCGCAGCGCCTCTTTGGTTTTGAAAGCCCACTGGCGAAGGCCCGCGATCACCGAGCCAGTGAAAATTGAATTCTGGGCTTATCGAAAACGCCCCAAGGCGATGTGCACCAAGTCGAAGATTGGAATCGAGCTGTGCGATAGGAAACCAGACATCGACAACATCGCGAAGTGCATCCTGGATTCGCTGGTCGTGGCGGGCGTCCTGGCAGATGACAACATCGTGGTGGACCTAATCGCCCACAAGCGTTGGGCACAGCCTGGGGATAGGGGATCAGTTGATCTTCTGGTCACACTGCCCTAAGTGTTTTGTACCCCTTCAAAGGGGTTAGCAATTCCCACACGCATGACCTTTCTCGGGTCACCCGCTGGGTAGCTCCCAGCGGGATTGCGAGGGGGATAAATCGCGAGGGAATAATGAAGCAGTGGCATCCGGTGCCTGCGGAATTCGCAGCGGCGCTGGTCAAGACGAGATGGACGAAGGAAAACCAAGCGCCAGAAGCAGTGGCTTATTTATGGTGCTGGAACCTGACGCATAGCGGGGTGAACGTATCGATTCGGGACCTCGCCAATTACACAGGATGGTCGCGCTGGCGAGCTCGCATCATGCGCGAGAAGGTCGTGGCGATCTATAACGGCTGGATCGAAGGCGAAGATTTCGGGGATCCAGCTCAAGAAGACGGCCGGGGCAAACCGCACGAAACCAGCCAGCAACCAGACAGTGACCAGACACCAAACGGACAGCAACCAGCCACCAAACCCAAAAGAAAACAGCGACTTAGCAGGCTGAAACGGACAGCGACCAGACAGCAAACGGACAGCGACCAGACAGGTGCCGGACGATCGCGCGTTAATTCCTCTTACAAATACAAAAACAAACACACTTCTTTTAAGAAAAAGAATGGATCTGGATTTGATCGAGTGAAGCCTGAAGTCTCGACTAAGAAGACGAACGGGCATGACCCGTGGAAGAAACCTCGAATGGATATAGAGTGGGATGAAGCGGTGAAACAGGCAGAGAAAATGCTGGTGGAAATCCGAGATCAATTCACTGATCAGAAGTATGAAGAAGCGGTTCAGATAGCAGCTCGGCAAATAATAGGAGGGACCTGATGACAGCCGAAGAAAGAGAAGCGAAGAAGAAAGAATTGTTAGGCGATACGGCGCCGCAGTATTTTGCGAGCATTTCAGGCGGGAAAGACTCCGCAGCCATGTCGCTCTTTCTCAAAGAGCAGGGCATCGAACACCGAAGAGTGTTCTTCGATACAGGATGGGAGCACCCCGATTTGTATTCGTACCTGAAAGATGAGCTTCCTGAAGCCATCGGAGAAATCGAATTCCTAACACCGCCATTGCCTAATTTGGACGAAGAACAAGAAGCCCTGGCAGTTTACTTTGAGGAGCTCCTGGGCCATTCGCCATCCGGGATGTTGCGGTGGATAATTTACAAGGGGATGTTTCCTTCGCGCATCCATCGCTGGTGTACCCAGAACCTGAAAATGAAAACCATCAAAGCGTTTATGAAGTCGAACGACTTCGAGCGCCCAGTGAACGTGGTGGGCATTCGAGCTGATGAGAGCGAAGCCCGCAGCAAGTTGCCCGAGCGGGAAATAAGCACTTCGATGGATTGCATGGTCTGGCGCCCTTTGATCCGCTGGACAGTCCAAGACGTGATCGACATCCATCACCGTCACGGTCTGCGACCGTGCAAGCTATACCTGCAAGGGGCAAAGCGCGTGGGATGTTGGCCCTGCATCTTCAGTCGAAAATCAGAAGTGCGCTATATGGCTGAAACGGATTCTTCACGAGTCGATTTGATTCGAGAGCTCGAAGCAGCCGTTCAGAAAATTGCCGCAGCTCGACACCAGAAGATCATCGATGAAGGTGGCGAAATGAAAAAGACACTTAGGCCACCCACGTTCTTTGCTGGTCTTGGATACGGCTTCACAATGCCTCCTATTGATAAGGTTGTGGACTGGTCGAAGACATCGCGCGGTGGGAAGCAATACAACTTCTTTCGAGAAGATGAGCGCGAACCAGGATGTCTAAGTTGGGGATTGTGCGACAGCGGCACTGAGTGATACCTTCAATCAGAATGGTATCTGAAAGGTATCTTCAAAAGGCCAAATGGTATCTGAAAGATATCTTCAACAGTCGAAAGGTATCTGACAGATATCTTAAAGCAGGAGGGACTATGCCAAAGTGGATGTACGGCACCAAGAAGAAGAAAGCCAAAGGCAAAAGGAAAAAGAAACAGCGATGAAAAAGCAGGAAGAAACTGGGAAACGCTCAAAACGAAAGAGCGAAGCAGCGGCAGTCTGGGTCAATCGCACCGAGCTGTCGCCTTGGTCAGAAAACCCGCGCGATAACGAACACGCTGTTGAAGACGTGGCGAATTCAATCAGGCGCTTCGGGTTTGCTTCGCCCATCATTGCTCGAAAGAATGGCGAGATCATCGCAGGACACACAAGGCTGCTGGCTGCTGAAAAGCTGGGACTGGATCGTGTGCCTGTTCGATATATGGATTTGGATCCCGCTGATGCAAAGCTGCTGGCCCTGGCCGATAACAAAGTTGGTGAGATAGCTGACTGGAATGACGATCTGCTGCGGAAGGTCCTGCTTGAATTAGAAGCAGAAGACGTGGACGTTTCAGGAATCGGATGGACCGCTGATGAGCTGGCCACCATCATGGCAGATGAGCCGTTCGATTTAGAGGAAGACGAATTCGACGTGCCTGGTTTAGAGGCCGGGGAAGAACCCGTGTCGCAGCCTGGTGAGATCTTCGAGCTGGGACCACATCGTTTGATCTGCGGCGATTCGACAGATCCAGATGTGTGGAACGCCCTGATGCAAGGCGAGAAGCTGAAGTGCGTGTGGACTGATCCGCCTTATGGTGTCTCAGTCAACGCAGTGAAAGACATCGAAGAAGCCAAGCGCCTGAACAGGCGAACCGATGGTTTGATGGTGTCGAACGATTCGATGAGCCCAGAAGAAACAGCGGATCTGTGGCACGCGACTTTCACCGAGCTCGGGAAACATAGTGAACCTGGCGCAGCCTGGTATGCTTCTGCACCGGCAGGTCCTATCTTCTGGCGCCTTGGTCAGGTCTTGGAAGAATTCAATTGGCGCAGAACATTGGTCTGGGTCAAAGATCGATTTGTGATGGGGCGCGGGGATTATCACTATCGACACGAACCAATCTTTCACGGATGGTTTGAAGGGGCAGCGCGTTTGAATCCGGTGCCGCGCGATGTTGACACCGTGCAGGAATGCAAGCGCCCAGGCGCTTCGAAAGAGCACCCCACCATGAAGCCTGTTGAGCTCATCGCGGCGATGATAGAAAACAGCTCAGTGCCTGGATGGTTGGTGGGCGAACCTTTCGCGGGATCTGGCTCGACTCTAATGGCCTGCGCGAAGACGCACCGAGTGGCACGCTGCATCGAATTGGATCCACACTATTGTGATGTGATCAGACGGCGATGGACGCGATGGGCCAAGGCAAATGGACAGGACCCAGGCAGCGGTGCGCTTGATGGCTAAAATGACGCCAGAAGTGAAGCAGCGCCTGATCGAAGGAATTCGCTTAGGTCTAAGCAACAAGCTGGCAGCGCAATACGCAGGCATTTCAGAACGCACCTTCTACTATTGGCTGGAACAGGCACGCGAAGGCGACAGCGAAAAACTGCAGCTTTTGCAGGACATTAAAAGGGCAGAGGCTCAAAGTGCAGCGCACGCGTTGGCGACCATCAAGAAGGCAGCGCAGGAAGGGACGTGGACTGCAGCTGCTTGGATGCTCGAAAGGCGGCACGGCTATAGGCGCGAACCAATCGAGCCAGACGTGATTCCAGAAAGCGAACAGCTCGTGGATCCCAACACGAAAGAGGGACGGGCGCAGATCATTGAGCATGTCAGCGAATTGCCCGAAGAGATCATCATAGCTGCCTTGAACCGCAGGAGCGTGGCTGAGTAATGTCCCTGTATAGATTCGAAGTCTTTGTTCTTGGCCTGCTCCATTCCACTGGATTTCAATGGGCGCTGGACGTTGATGACGCATTCGAGTTTGTCGATTTGAAGGCAGCAATTCCAGCAGGCGCTGATGTCGTTTATGATCGAATCGAATTCTATGACTTCGATGAAGGGCCAGACCTGATCTGGTGGCTTGAAGAAGGGCTGGCATGATCAATCTGACGAAGATCAAATCAGCGGCCGCAGCCTTCAAAGAAAACCCACTGCTGCAATATGAGATCGCGCTTCCGGGGCTCGGCGGCATGTCGCCTGGTCAGCGCACGTTCCATTCGAGCCAGCACAACCGTCGCATTCTTATTGGCGGCAACCAGATCGGAAAAACACGGGCCTTGTGTTTTGAGGCATGGACCCACGCGATTGGTCGCCACCCGTTTCGAGAAACCACCGCAGCCCCAAATTTAGGCTGGGTCATGACGGCGGATCTAAAAGGGGGATGGGCCAACTTTTCAAGAAAGATGCGCGAAATTGAACCGCCTGGTGTCCTTCATCCCCGCTGCTTTTATGATGACGCACGTGGATATACGCGCGGTGGCTCTAAGATCATTGAGCTCGCGAACGGTTCGCTGATCGTTGGCAAGTCAGGCAGCCAAGATCAGATGGCACTAAGCGGTGCGACAATCGACTGGCTGGGCATTGATGAGCTGCCCAAACAGAGCCATTGGGGCGAAGCGAGATCACGAACGGCGGTGAACAACGCACCAACTTTCATGTGCTTCACGCCTATAGGAAGGCCCGCAGAATTCTTGCGCAATTGGGTGGAAGGCAATCCTGATGAAGGGACAGGGCCACGCGAAGAGTGGGATGTGCAGCGGGTAAAACTAAGCCCTGAAAACTGCCCGCACCGAGATCCCGAATCCATCGCTGCACAAATCGCTGGATACGGACCCTGGGAATTTGCGCAGCGCGTTGAAGGCGCATGGCAGGGAGTCACGCAGGATTCTTGGATTGCGTTCAGCGAAGAAAACGTGTTCGAGCACCCGCCTGACAATATCGAATCAATCGGGCTTGGATGGGACCACGGGGAAAAACCCGGTGCCAGTGTGGCATATTTGGTGGCCAGCGATGGATACCGGCTGTGGGTCTTGGATGAATACACCAGCAAAGAACGCAATACGCCAAAAGCCGAAGCCAAAGAAATCAAAGCGATGGTTGAAGGCTGGGGGATCAGCCTGCACCAAATTGAACACGCAAGGGGCGACAGTAATTCGAGTGGGCGCCTGGGATTGGGGTTCAGTGTGAATGAGCTCCTGGAACGGGCGTTCGCGGAAACCCTAAATCAAAGCAGGCCACCATTCAATATCCAAGTGCCGTGGAAGGGATCTGGGTCTGTGAAAGCGCGGGCGCGTATGCTATCTTCAGCCTGTGTCGAAGGTCGCTTCATGGTTCACACCAGGTGCAAGCGATTGGTCAGCGCGTTACGCCACTGGCGTGGCGAATCCCACGGGGATCTAAAACATCACTTCGATGCAGTGGGATACATCGCAGAATGCTATCTGACAGAAAGCCTATCAGACAGCGGTTATCTAATCATTTGATAGGAGCAAACATGGCTGACGATAAATCCAGCAAGAAGCCAAAAGCAA